ATATGAATAGTTCAGGATATAAGAATTCTCTGATTTTAAAGTATATAATAAGAAATGGTAATCGTAGGAAAAAATTCAAGTACGTTCGTAAAATATCTAGAAGTGTCGGTCCTAGATACTACGGTTCTGATGAAGAGATATACTTTGCATCTTTGTTTTACTTACAACCAATAATTACAGTAATAGGAATATCCGATATTGCAGTGTTTAATATATTTGATTGGGAAACTTATTCTATAGAAGATAAAGGTGGAATTCAAGTGTTGTTTAAAGAGTATATTAAAAAAGGTAAGGATGAAATAGGAGAAGATGGAATACAAGGAGTAATAGACTTTTTAATCACCAAAGATATACAGCATTCATATGATATCGATGATACTTTTGTGTTTTTATTTGATCATCCATCTTCGTATTTTTTGGTAGGTGGAAGAGGGCATTGGATATATGCAGTGAATGAGGGATTGCTTAAAAATGAAAGTGCTGATGCAAGAGCGGGTGCTGGTGCGGTTGCTCTTTCAGGTGGCAATGCATCATATAACTTAAGAACTACTAAAAAAATTAAAAATAAATATTATAAAAAAGGGTCATTGCCATCATCATCGTCCTCAAAAACAACAAAAAAACATAAAAAGACTAGAAGAGTAAATAAAAAAGAAAAACGTATTAAAAAAACAATAAAACGATAAAACAGTAAACCTATAAAACAGTAAACCTATAAAATGGTGTAAAAGTACTGCGTTTAGATACCGCGGTAGTAGTTATTTATTATTTACAAAACAAATAGTCAAATAATAAATAGTAGGGAAATAGTGAGGGAATATGACTAAAACTTATTTTGAAGAAAACGACATGTAAAATATGAAATAAATGAAACACATAATGATATTGGTATAGAGTCGTATGGTTGATTGCATATTTTATTGATAAGTATTGCACTAGTAACTGGGGCATTTAAAAATGAACTTATTAAAGCAACCATTCCTAAAAACATAAGTTTATGTTGGTCAATATTTGTATATTTAGACACATAAGAACCAATTGCGCAACCTATTGTCATTGCAGGTAACGCTAGACCTCCCGTTAATCCAGAAGATATAGAAATAATAACACTTATGATTCTTCCGAAAATACTAGGTAAAGTAAAACGGTTAGTGGTATCAAATTTACCTTCTTTCTCTAGTTGTTTTAATTTATCAAGTTCTTGATAATTTTTATCTTCTTCGAGTTTTTTCATTTTTTGTTTATTTATGGTTGCTTGAAAACCATTATTTATTTTATACAATCCAAAACTCATTGATGGAAATCCTAGTTGTTTAATCATAAAAGCAAGCAAAAAACCAAATCCGATAACATACAAGTTATTGAATTTTGAATTTTTAATAGACGTAAATAATATGTTTGTATTTTTTAAAACAATAAATGAAAGTATACCCATAGCTATAGAAAAAATTGAAATATAACCTACATTCTTATTCTCGAATGCAATTTTATCAATTATTATTGGGTTATCTTCGTCTTTTACTAAAAATTTAATAAATGGTATTGCACATATCATGATGCCAAAATTTGAAAAAAAGTTAGCATCTTTATAGTGAAACATAGTTTCTAATATATAAAATAGTGTTGTTATTGCTGAACCAAAAGTAACTGTAAAACCAATAGCATATCCTAAATATATAATCATCTCTGTATAGACGTTGCGTAGTCCAAAAAAGTCTTTTGTTTTAAAATAAAAATATAAAAGTAAACTAATAGATGAGTAAACTATAACACCTTCATCACCTAAACCTGCCCCAGAAGCGACGGCAAGAAGAGAGAATATATATATTGCTATATTTGATAAAGCGCCATGAAAAAAAGGTGTTTTAGAATAGTAGTTTTTATGTTCTGTTACACTTTCCAACATTTTATTAACATATAACTCAAAGTATCCATCTGTATATTTGAAATATTTTGCTTTTGATGCTAGCCAAAAAACTAGGGGAACATAGATGTAAATATACTTCGTGTAATTCGTTAATATTTCGTCAGTATTTTTTAAAATATCTTCATATATATGAAAAAATTTTTTATTCATGGTTACAACAATATAGATAAAAATAATAAAAATAATAATAGTTTTAATAGCTTTAATACTTACAATTTCCATTCAAGGCTAACAATAATACTATAATATAGGATGTATAATATATTATAATAATATTTATCCGTAATAATAATATTTATCCGTTATAATAATATTTATCCGTGATAATAATATTTATCCGTGATAATAATATTTATTATGACAAAAACATTACAAAATATCATCACCAAAAATATCTTTAAATGCTATCATCATTTGTTCTATATATGACGAATTTGTTGCCAACGAATTACATACATTTTCTGAAATAGCGATTGCCAGTTCAACACGACAAAAAAATTTTGAAAACTGTAAATTTTGTGTTTTTAATATTTTATTTATTTCATATATTTCTTCGCCGCCGAAAAACTTTGAATCACTTTCTAAAACAGTAGAACATATAGTGGAAATTCTATTAACTAATATATTTTTGTCTCCTTCAGATATATCCGCCATCGACTTATCTATCTTTTCAGAAAGACTCTCAGTAATAAAAGTAGACAATTCTTTATGGTCTCTGCTAACAAGAATTTTGAAGAATGTAAAAAATATATTCTGTTCCTCTCTCGTCATTGTTCCTATAATACCATAATCTATTATACCAATTTTTAAAACAGGTTCTGTCGTCATATTATTATTTTCGTCTTTAAAACTATGATACTCTTTCATAAAAATAACATTTCCTGAATGTAAGTCGGCGTGGTAAATTGCGTCATAAAAAACACATTTCAAGTTAAATCGTGATAAAATTTTAGAATATTCGTATTTATCATCATTTAAAATATTTTCAATACGATTCCCTTCGATTTTTTCCATTATAATAGCACACGGGTTTTCATCTGTAAAATAAGAATATACCTCCGGTATACAAATATTGTGTACATCTTTAAATTTTTCACGAAATGTATTTATATTTTTTACCTCATTTGAAAAATTTAACTGATTTATCATTATTTCGCGATTCTCTTCAAATAAATCACTTATATTTAAGTCCCGTAAGTATGGTATTTTACCAGATATATTTACAAGTAATTCTATTTCACTCATTGACTTATTAAATTTTTCTTTGATATTTTTACGACGGTATTTGATAATAACATTTTTACCATTTAACTTTCCGTTATATACCAATGCGATATTACCTGATTTGATAGGAGTTTCGCCTTCGATAGAAAGGTTGTCATTATTTTTTCTGGCAATATTTATGAGGTCGTATAGTCCATTATAGTCAATTTCGTTTGCGTTATATGTAACGTTATCGGTGTATGTAATAAAGTGATGAAATAATTCTTTATCGACCAAGTTATTATTATTTGCGAATGCTTGGAATATTTTTGTAAAGAATATATTTTTGTGGGACATTTTAGAGGCTATATTTTTTATCATATTATTATAGTCTTCGGGGGTCTTTTTTGACATTTTGTATATTAAATAATACTTTGTATATATACCGAAACAAGATGTTATAAACCATGATTTTGATACACCTGAAACAAAATGAGATGCAAAACTTTTAAAAACATTCGAAAATTTATGTAATAAATTGGCTTTTTTATTATTATCTGCATCATTGTCACTACTTGCGTGACTATCGACATCATCTTCATCTTCATCTTCATCTTCATCTTCACATAGGTGTACATTTTCAACTTTATCTATTTTTACATCTTCTAATTCTTGGTTGTGTTTTTCTGCGTCTTTGCGATGATATATAGATTGTTTTAATCTTTGATACATAATACTGATTTATAATAGTATTATGTATTTTAATCTTTATATTTATAATTTATTAAATCATTTCTATAAAGTGTTTCAAACTTAGAAACATTTTTTTCATAGTAAGCCCTAGAATATTTTCCATATAGATTGGTAAAGTGTGTGTTAACTCAAACTTGAAAATATAATTTGCATTTATTTTAAAATCGGATTCAAAATTTACAACCATCGTTGATATCGTATTTTTAACTTTATCGTATTTGTTCAGTTCTTCCATATTCGGATAGTCAATATCAAAACTAGTATATACATGTTTTTCATTTGTAATTTCTGCAATTGTTTTAATATACATATATTTTGGCTTAATACCTAACTCTTTGCCGAAAGGTTTAAATAAAAAAAGAACTTCTACTTCATTGGGTGAAATCCATTTTTTTATTTCTATTTTTTCAAAATTATCTTTGTTTAAATTAAAAAGTAGACTATACATATTAATATTTATGACATCATGCAAATTTTTATTTTTATTCTCCAAGGTAAACTGTAATAAAAATATGTTACAAGTTTTTTCTCGTTTAAGAAATACGTTTTCTTTATTGCAAACAAATTTAAAATCATAGTTATTCGTTTCATTTTTTTCTGCATTATTTTTATTTTTTTTTTGTTCTATATTTTCCATTAATGCTACATTATTAATATTTGCACTCATGTTGACTTATTTATATATACTGTTAGTTTATCTAAATAATATTATAATTTACTTATAACTCATTTATAATGAAAATAATATATTTATAAATCATTTATAATGAAAATAATATATTTTTATATAGTATAGATTATTTGTGAGGTAAATTCAAAATGTCTAAAGGCAAAAATGGTAATGACATTATATCATATATTTTATTAACGGCTCCAATTATTTTAGGGTTAGGTTCTGGATACTTTGTATCTCGTAAGAGAATACCAAAGGTAAAATCTTATCTAAACCCCCCTTCATGGTTATTCGGCGTTGTGTGGCCCATACTATATCTTCTGTTAGGCTATTCTTCTTATCTTATATGGAATAGTACGAATATAAGTATAGGTAACAAACAGTTTTATTTAACCTTATATGCTATTCAGGTTTTACTTGTCATGTCGTGGTGGCCCTACTTTGTATACTATCCTAATAAATTTTTCGCAACAGTAACACTAATACTATTAGCTATTTTTGCTTTGATTATTACTGTATTATTCTTTCCAGTTAACAATATTGCTAGTTACTGTCTCATACCATACGTTATTTGGTTATCATTTGCATCTTTTTTAACGTCGCAGACGACACGCGCATAATATCAACATTCAACATTCAAATATTCGTTCAATATTTTTAACAAGATTTACTTTATTTAATACCATTTCTTGGTCTATTTTGTATTCGGATATATACTTATTTGGATTTTTTAATACGGTATGAATAATGTTCATATCTTTCCCAATATTTCCAGTCAATCGAATTGCATGTTTGGGAAAATATTCCTCGACTTTTTTACACCCCCAATATAGCGGAACAGTATTGTTTATAAAAGGGTTTATTAACTTCTCCGTAAAATAATGGTCGTGACTCGTATTCTCAATCGCAATCGTAAATAAATAATTCCGGCACATCTCCTCCATCGACTTAAAAC